TAGATGACACTATTGATAGTTTTGATGTGGATGGTGCTGTTCAATATAGATTAGTGGAGGCATATCATAATGGATATGGGATGTCTTACGGATATAATTACGGTCAACAAAATACAACAAGTACACTAGAGGAAATTGGTGTAAGCCTAAGCCTTCCCTAATAACAAGGAGTCAGCATGACAACATTAAATAACATCGTCGATGTTAGTATCACAAGAGAAACCCGTACAATTCAACGAGCTTCTTTTTCAATCCCTTGCTTCATTGCAGAACATACAATCTTTGCTGAACGTGCTAAGGAATATACTTCTTTAGCTGACATCTTATCAGCAGGTTTCGCAACAACGTCGGCTGTTTATAAAGCAGCTACATTATACTTTGGTCAAGCAGTTGCACCAAGCAAGATTATTGTTGGTCGTCGTTTAGTGCCTAGTGTAACAATTACACCTACGGTTGCTAATACAGCAGTATATAGCTTCAAAGCTAACGGCACATTGATTACATTCACATCTGACGGTTCTGCTACAGCAGCCGAGATTGTAACAGGTTTGAAAGATGCTTTAACAGCAGCAAATATTCCTACAGCTGGTGCTAGTGGTATTGTTGCAACAGGCAGCAATACTTTAATTTTAACACCCTCTGGTGATGCCTCTAGTATTGCAAATTATACAGCTAACCTAGTTGCTGTCAATGCCGCCTCTGTAGAAGATTGGGTGTCAGCAACTATCCCTGCTGTTCGTGCTGTTAAAGACCAGTGGTATATGTTATCTATTGACTCTCATGCTGATGCTGATGTGTTAGCTGTTGCAGCTTATATTGAGGGTATCAAAGCTACATCACCTAAGTTCTATGTATTCTCTAGTGCAGCTAGTGATATTAAAACCTCTGCTACTACTGACATTTTCAGTTTAGTTAAAGCTTTGAGTTATACACATACAGCTTACATCTATAGCGGCATGGCTACCTCTTACGCTGAGTGCGGTTTGGTTGGTCGCTTTGCACCTGAACAAGCTGGCAGCAACATTTGGGAACAGAAAACCATTGTTGGCCTAACAGTTGATACATTAACACCCGATGAGATTAGCTACATTCACGGTAAGAATGGTGCTACTTACGAGAATGTGGGTAGCGTTGATGTTGTTATCGGTGGTAAGTGTGCTGATGGTGGTTGGATTGATGAATCTATTTTTGTAGATTGGTTGAAGTCAAGAATACAGGAGTCCTGTTGGTTTATCCTTGTAAATACACGGAAGATTGGTATGACTGCTGCTGGCGCGGCTGCAATTGAAGGTGCTATTCGTGGAGTTATGGCAGAAGGTATTCAAGTGGGTGGTTTATCAGATGAGCCAGCACCAGTTGTAACTGTACCTAACGTACTTAACCTCAGTTCCGCGCAACGTGCTACACGGATTCTTCCTGATGTTACTTTTACTGCCCGCCTTGCTGGTGCAATTCGTGGTACAACAATTAGCGGTACAGTATACGCCTGATAGGAGAAATTTATGAGTACATCAAGAGTTGCAACTCTTTCGCCAGTAGATGTGTCTGTTGTTATTACGCAGACATCTACGGGTTTGGTTCACGTTGTAGGCGGATATATGGATGATAGTAATATCACTGTAGAGCGCGGCAGCGATAGTTACGAAAAACACAACGGCGTTGATAACAAAACTAGCCGCATATACAAAGCCGACAAAAGTGGTATGATTACAGTTAACTTGGCACAGACATCTGTTAGTAACGATGTTCTTGATGCCTTACAGCGTAATGATGCGGCAGCGCGTAACAGCACTGGCTTGTTCTCCATCACTGTCAAGGATGGGAGTGGCCGTTCAGTCTACTTCGCTCAGGAAGCATGGATTTCCAAAGTGCCTAACAGTGCTTTTGGAAGTGGGATGCAAGCGCGTGAGTGGGTAATGCAAGCGGCTGAGATGAGTAGTTTAATTGGCGGGAATGGATTAATTTCCCCCGAAGATGTAGCTACAATCGAAAGTTTAGGTGGAACAATTTCTGCTGATTGGCGAGCATAATAGTTGACGAAGATATAAACCTGTAGTAGAATGCAGGTTTATGTTGGAGGTTGATTATGGGAAGAAAAATCAGTGGTAAACCTATCTACGGTGTAGGTACAAATGATGGCAAGTACCCCTCTTGGGAAAATAATGCCAGTACGAAGTGCTATGAACTATGGGTGAAGATGTTGTGCAGGTGTGTTAAGAAAGACAAGAAACATATTGCATACCATGCAGCCGCTTGTTCTGACAACTTTAAATCCTACACTTTCTTCTACGAATGGTGTCAAGAGCAGATAGGGTTTAACCAAGAAGATTATCACCTAGACAAAGATATTCTAGTTAAAGGAAACAAACTTTACTCAGAAGATACTTGTGTGTTTATACCAAAAGAGTTAAATCTTCTTTTAACAAAGTGTGACAGGGCAAGGGGAATTTACCCTGTAGGGGTTACAGTTCGTAAAGGAAGGTTTAGAGCTAGATTAAGCGTAAACCACAAAGAAATTTCAGCAGGTTATTTTGACAATGCACAGGACGCTTTTTATGCCTACAAAGCAGCTAAGGAAGCTCACATTAAAGCAACCGTTGAGAAGTACAAAGATGTCATCGACCCTAGAGCTTACGAAGCTTTACTAAACTACACAGTAGAAATAACAGACTAAAGTAGGCGATTAGCCTCAACTAATAAGGAGAGGCTTTTGACCGTAGCAACCTACAGCCCAAGTGACGTATCAGTCGTCTACGGCTTGAAACATATTACTGGCTTCACTGACGGAAGTTTCATCACAATTCATAGGGAGACACCACTATTCTCTCACCAGAGAAGCATGGATGGCAAGGTGGCCTTATCCATGCAACGCTTCTCAACATACACAGTAACACTAACTCTCGCCCAGACTAGCGACTCAAACCAATTCCTACACAGCTTACAAAAGCTAATGATGAAGTCGTTAACCAAGTTGGACAGCACCTCACCGTTTAGTGGCTTGAGCAGTTTATCAGGAATTAAAACTGTTGTCAGCAATGTTATTTCTAAGCTACCTTTTATCATTAAAGATTCAAGTGGTAATAGCATATTTTTTGCGATGGATGTCTGGTTAGACACTGAACCTGATGTAGTTTACAGCGCAGGAATGGAAAGCCGTGTATGGACAATCAAATGTCTTAACGCTACCAACTCAATCGCTGGTAATGGAGAGAATGATATTCTAGCCGAACTAGCAGGTATTGGTGCTATAGCAGAAGGTGTGACAGGAATTATTGGAGGGTTGATATGACGCTCACCGTATATGACCCATCCCAAAACTCAATAACAATAGCAGGGCATACTTGTCAAGGTGTTATTAGTATAAATACAAAACGTGGAGACGCAATATCTAAAACCATTAATGGAATTAGTGAAGCCTACTCTACAAGAATAAGAACAAGGCGCAAGCCATTCACTGTAACAGTGACATTATTACAAACATCTATTACGAATGTTTATTTACAACAGTTAGCTAATGCCTCAGAGAGCGCAGTAGACTCTTTTGTTGATATATTGATTTTAGGCAGTGGCGGAGTTGTTCATTTACGAAGTGTAGGTTATATAGAAACAGCTTCGGATTTAGAACAACAAGAAGAACTTGTGAACCGTGTGTGGACATTTAGAGTGAGTCCAACCGCTATCGGCGGAGTGACAGATTTAATCGTTTAGAATAACAGAGAGAGGGAATTATGATTAAGCAAGAAAGACAAGAGATTAATGGCGTTGATTATACAATCAATACCATTGTAGCTACAAGAGCATTATCGCTCCAGCCTCAAATAATGAAGCTTATTGGGCGTAGCCTAGTAGCATTCTTTGAAGGGAATGACGGCAGTGCTAAGACACCTGAGGCTATCGCCAAGTTAGAAGGCGAAGTGATGAAAAAGATTGTTGATACGCTGATTGAAGATGTTGAGAAGGTGAACATTGTTGATTTAGCTAAAAACTTGATTGCTTGTGGTGCTACTAAAGGGACTATGAGTATTAATTTTGACAATGAGTTCACGGGCAATTTAGGTACATTGTATAAACTGTTGTTTGCAATTATCAAGCTCAATTTCTTAGATGTTTTTATTCAGC